CTCCTAGATGCTGTGCGTGGTCCGCTTCCGGCCGGTCGCCGAGAGGCGTTTGCGGATCGAATTGACAGTGGCGGCGCCGAGCAGCTCGGTGGCGTACACCTCCGTGTACTCAGGCACCTGCCACGACCGCAGCCCGGTCGGGTTGGTGTAGAGGGATTGCGCCACGTCGAGGACGATCGCCGTGACGTCGTCGGGGATCGTGGTGTAGCCGTGCGAGTAGGTGACCTGCACGTGATAGGCCCACACACCCAGGTATCGCACCCACGGCCAGCCCTGCAGGCGGGTCATGGGGTACCAGGGGTATCCGCGGAGCAACTCGTTGCCCTGGCGGGTGAACTGGAAGCCCTCGGTCGCAGTGAAGTTGGGGCCGCCGTACTCGCCCAACTCGACCACGGTGAGCGGGTTGCTGCCGTCCACCACCAGCGGCCGCTCGGGCAGCGTGAGCGTGCGGGTCGCGCCGCCGAGGATCACCGTTTCCTGCGACACGAACGTGAACTGCTGCCGCGCGACCGCCCGCACCAACCCGCTGGCATCGGTGATGGCCTGCTCGCCGGCCCCAGGGTCCGGTGTGGACTGGAGCCGGTTCCCGAGCTGGTCGAGGGTGATCAGAGGGGTGGCCACGGTGTGCCTCCCTCAGTCCTCGGTGGTCTCGGCCTCGTCGTCTTCGCCTTCGTCCAGCTCGACATCGACGGGGGCCGGCTCACCGGCCGCGATCTCTTCGAGCTGGGCCAGGAGCCTGGTCCGGGCCTTGTCGCCCTTGGCTTCCTCGGCGGCGTGCGCTTCGAGCGCGCGGGCCTCATCGGTGCCGACCCAGGCGAGCACGTCGGCGATCTTCGCGCTGATGTCGAGCTCGTCGCCGGCCGGGACCTGCTCCGGCTCGACCGCCGGGTCCTCGTCGAGGACGGTGACGTCCGCGTTCGTCGCGACCAGGTGTCGGGCCGCGAGCCCCTCGTGCACCGAGCCAGCCTCGACCGAATACGGGACCATGTCATAGAAGTAGGTGAACTTGCCGTTGGCCTTGACGCGCATCCGAGACGCCTTTCAGTAGAAGGGGTAGGGCGCGGCACAGCGGCCGCGCCCTACCCGGCCGATCACGTCTCGGAGCACTCCACGACCACGCCGCGCTTGTACAGCGCCGCGTCGCCGCTGGTGACGTCGGTCGGGACGCCGTAGTCGCCGACCCAGGACCACGCCGAACCGATGACCTGCTGCAACCGGTCCTGCGGAGGGCGGACGATCATCGCGACCTGTGCGCCGGCCACCACGTCGACCATGCGGATCGACGGCACGTCGGACACGTCGGTCGCCGACAACAGCGCGCCCATCCCGTCGAACGGCGCGGAGATCAGCGCCTCCCCGCCGAGGACGATCGAGCGGTGCACGTTCACCGTCAGGCCGTCCGTGCCGGACGCCAGGGTCGGGGTCTCGTTGTTGCGGACCCAGTCGATGCCGCCGAACCGGCCGATCGACAGGTCCCGGAAGATGGGGCTGTCGACCCTGCCCTGCAACGCCTGCTTGAAGTCGGCGTCGTTGAACAGCTGCGTCTCCACGTACGGGTCGATGTGGGCGACGTAGTAGCCGCCGAACGTCGGCACGTTCATGGCCCGCAGCCGCGCAACCGCACCCCGGAAGGACTTCATCGTCGCGAAGTCGCCGGCCGCCAGGTTGAACGCGGTGGCCCGCGGCGTCGCCGCGGAACGCACCGAGTACGGGGCGTTCGCCGACACAACGTCGTCACCAACGACGTCCACCCGGGTGGTGCCCAGGGTCAGCGTGCGGGTGCCGACGTTGACACCGGTCACCGTGTTCGCCACGCCGGCAATCATCACCGGCAGCGGGTTCGCGCCGGACACGGGCGTCGGAACACCGTTCACGACGACCGTGGTGAAGCCGTTGACCGACTGCACCTGGATCGACGTGTCCGTGCTGGCCGCAGTGATGCACCACGTACGCCCGCCCGCGTACGCCTTGTACAGCTTGTCGCGGGAGATCCGGTTCAGGGACTGTCCGGCGCTGATCCCCAACTTCTCGATGTCCTCGATGAACTTGGCCTCCAGCGTCATCGCCGACTGGAGCATGTTGGTATCCATGGCAATGCCGTACTGATCCATGGTGACCGAGTACTGCTCGATTGCGTAGGTCTGCGTCGACGGGTCCGCACCACCCAGCGGGGTCGTCGTCGGCGCGAGCAGGCCGGTCCGGGTGAACGTGCCCGTGTCGCCGATACCCTGCCGCCACGGCCGGGCCATCGCGATCGACGGGAACATGAACTCCGGGAGCAACGCCTCCTGGAACACACGGTCCAGCAAGCCGTTCTGCATGATCGCCTGGATGGCGCTCGGCAACGTTGACCGCACGTCGTGGCGATCGTTGACCAACCAGCGCCTCGGCGCGGTCAAAGTGGACATGTTCACTCCTCCTGAGTGATCGAAAAGGACACGAGCTCCGGGTTCAGCTCGGCCAGTGACTCCAGGCCCAGCAGCGCGGCTTGCGTGATCCACGTGACTGCGGCGCAGACGTTGCCGTCCAAGACGTGGCCCTCGTGCCCGGTCACCTCAATGGAGGTGTGCCCCTTGCTCAGGCGTGCGGATACGTGGATCACTAGCGGAGTCGTGCCCCGTACTTGGCGAGCTCGGCGTCGAGCTCCTCGCGTGGCGCGGTCTTGAAGTTCGTCGGGCCCGCCGGGGTTCGGGCACCCTGGCCGGGATCGGGCCGCGGCTTCGGCGGCACAGGTGCCGCCACCGGGGCCTTCCGCCAGTGCGGCTTCGCTTCGAGGAGATCCGACAACTTCGCCTTGACGGCGTCGAGGTCGATCTCCCCCTCGGAGTCGGCGAAGTCGGCCGCGCGCAACGCATCGACCGCGTCCGACGGGTCCGCGAAGTCGGCCGCCGCGAGTGCACGCACCTCAGCCCGCACCGCCCGCTCAACTGCTGACGCGGCTAGCTTCTCGGCCTTCTCCTTGGCCGCCGCGAGCTTCTCCTCCGCCGACAGCTGTGCCGCCTTCAGCTCGGCCAGCTCCTTTGCCGCCGCCGCGTTTGCCTTGGCGTTGGCCTCGTGCTTGCGGGCCATCGCCTTCCACTTGGCCGCATCCTCCGCATCCTTGCCCGCGCCCTTGTCGGGCTTCGGGTCCTCGGCGGGATCGGCCGGCGGCTCGACAGGATCGGGATCCGTCGGGTCGGCGGGCGGCTCCACGGGATCGGGATCCTCGTGGCGCAGCATCGTGAGCCAGGGCTGGATGGTGGTGTTGCGCATGCGTTGCTCCCATGTCGGGAAGGCCGCAGCGTGCCGCCGCGGTCAGATGATGTAGCCGTAGTTCGTGAGCAAACGAACCGCCTCAGACCGGCTACTGGCCGAGGCGACGATCTGTTGCGCCGTAGGGCGCGGGGTCCGCAAGAACCGGTAGGCGTACCGCTGTGGCCGGCCGCCCCGAGTCGTGCGCGTGAACGTCTTGCCGGCGCGGAACATGTCGGTGTACTTCGCCGCCGTCAACCGGTCGAACGTCATGTTCGTGTAGGTCTGCGTCTTCACATCGATCCCGGCGGCCCGGTCGATGGAGCGGGCCAGCATGCGGGCCCCGGCGATCGACCGGCGAGACGTGGATGCGTGCGTGGCCTGAAACTGGCCGACGTCGTACATGGCCTGCTTGGCGTTGATGACCTGCGCCGGGTTCGCCCCATGCTCGACGATCGCCTGCAAGTCCGCCTTCGACAGGCCAGTGACCTGGCCGGCGGCGATCGCGGCGTGCGCGTCGAACTCCAGACTGTCGTCCGGCTCGTTGACCGGCACATGGACGCAGTCGCAGCGCGGGTGACGTTTGAAGCCCTTGTTCCACCGGTAGAACCGGCCCGCCAGGATGGCGCACCGCGCGCATGACGGCGGCCGCAACGCCCGGTAGTAGCCGGCGGCGTGCGGCCGGGCCGCCATTCCGGCCGCCACCGCCGACCGCGCTGTGTCCACCACCGACGTCTGTGTGTACATCGCCAGCCGCTGCCCCGCCGAACGCAACGCCGCCCCGGCGTCGAAACCCTGGCCGATCAAGGTCTTCGCCTCGATCACCGGCAGATACAGCAGCGACCCGGACGGCTCGACCATGCCGCCCACATCGATCGCCGCCTGCGTCGCGCTATTGTCGAGCACCGCCGACAGGTACGGGTCCGCCAACTCGGCCGCGACCGTCTCCGCCGCCACCAGTGCCGCCACAGCGTCCGGCATGAGCGCCGCCCACGAGCCCGAGATGTCCCCGGCGTCCAAACGCCGCCACAGCGCCAGGATCGCCGCGATCGCCTGCTTCGACAGCAGCGACGTGTCCGTGTAGTAGGCGAGGGCGTCGGCTTCGACGCTCACCTCACGCTGCCGGCGGGCTGGCCGGCATCTGCGACACCGCCGGCATCTGCTGCTGCGGGTCGGCCGGCGGCATGTCCTGCGGCGCCGACGGATCCTGCTTGACCGGGCCGAAAATCGCAGCCTGATCCTGCTCGGCCTTCTTCGCGTCCTCCGCCTCCATCAAGGCGATCTGCTCCGCGCTGTACTGGAGATCCTCTCGGGTTTGCCGCAACGGCACGATCTGCGCCTGGAACTTCTTCACCGAGGCGTCCGCCGTCTGCGCCACCGTCGGCGTGCTGGCGTCCCGCCACTGCGTCTCCAGCCGGCGCAACTCCGACCGCCACTCGCCCGTCCAGATCCGGTCGGCGATGCGCATCGTCCGCTCATGCGCCCCGCCGAACGCCTTCTGCCGGCGTTCCGCCCGCTTCACCAGTCGCGACTCGCCCGCCCGGATCGCATCCGCAGTCGCGGGATTGGCGGCGTTCTGCAACCCCATCGTCTGCGGCGTGAGCGCACCCAAGCTGCCGACGATCTGCGCGAGCAGGTTCAGGGTGGCGTGGAAGTTGCTCAGCTGCGACTCCGCGAACTGCCCGACCTCGGCGCCGTCCTCGCGCGTCTTCTCGGTGGCCCAGATCTTGCCGGCCACCTTCGACCAGGCACTGACCTTGTTGCCCTGCTCGTCCTGGAAGTCCTCCGGGCCGAAGCCCAAGGCCCAGCGGCGCGGCATGGCGTGGAACTCGGCACTCACCATCATGTCCGTCGCGATCTTGTTCGCGGCGTTGGAGACCGGGATGATTGCCGACAACTCCGACTTCCCGCCCGGGCGGCCCAACCGCGGCCGGTTCACCACTGGCACCACCGGCACCACGCCCAGCTCGTGTGGGTCCGGCGCGTAGTCGCCATCGATGACCCACTTGCCGCCGTCGTACAGCCACCACGACGTCTTGTTCGGCAGATAGAGGGTGGCGTGCTTGACCTTCCGGCCGTCGCTGCCCTCCTCCTCCCATCGCTTCACCGCCGCCGCCACCTTGCGCGTGCGCGGATCGAACTCTGCGTGTACCTCCAACGGCGACTCGATCGTGATGATCGGCGGCTCATCCGACTCATCGTTGGCTCCGACGATCGCGAACGCCCGCTTCATCACCAGCGCCTCAACGTGGCCCTGCTGTGTCCACTCGTCCAGATCGTTGGCCTGCCAGATCTCCTCCAGGCCCGCGTCCGGCTTCGGCTGCCCGGACACCCGGAACCCGGTCACGTCCAGCCGCTCGTCCAAGCAGTCCACGACCAGCTCGGGCCAGTTGATGACCACCTGCTCCAGCCGGTTGTCCAGCTCGGCCAGCAACTCCGGGTGCAGATACTTCAGGGGCATGTTGCCCTCGAAGTGGTCGTTCAGGTTCTGCAACTCCGGCAGTTCCTTGTCGTGACAGGAAATCAGGCGCTTCAGCCACTGCTCGTCGTCGAGGACGATCGCCACGTCACGCCCCCTACTTCATCACGATCATGCGTCCGGACTTGCGTTGCCAACCGCCCTTCGACAGGGCGTCCAACCGGGCCTGCCAGCTGAGACAACCAGCCATGGCGAGGTCGATGAACTTCAGGCTGTCCGGGCGCTCCTTGTAGATCGTCCACAGTGGAGTCTCGTCGTCATCCCGAATCCGCAGATCACCCTTGCGGGCAGCCGCGATATGCCTGGCGAACACCGGATCGCCGTCGTGCCGAACCTGCCCGGTGGACTGCGCCGTCTTATATGCGCGCATCGCCTGCCCGATCTGCCGCGGCCGGTTCGTGTACCACTCCAGCACCCGCTTCTCGCCGTACTGGCCAGCCCAGTGAGCCACGTTCGACTCGAACCGCGGCGGGTCGGCATAGAGGGCGACCACCTTCCACACCTTCATCACCTCGGCGAGCGCGCCGTCGACCTGCCCGTCGGTGACTTCCCAATCCTCCGAGCCGTCCTGCTCCCACACCGCCACCGGCCACTGAAACCCGGACTCGATGTGCGTCGCCACGAACCCGGCCGCGTCACGCCAGCGGGCGCCGTCGAAGCCCAGCACGATCGGGTCCTTCTCCGGGATCACCCGGTTGCGGTCGGCGAGCTCGCCCCAGCGGACCGGGTCGAACGCCTGCCGCGACGACGCCACCCACCGGTTCAGCCACACCCGCTCGAAGTAGCTCCGATCGGTGTCGTCCTGGTGGTACAGGGAGACGATCGAGTCGATGTCCGACCACTTCGCCACCGCCGGCCCAGACGCCTCCACAATCGCCGCCCGCAAACCTGCGTCGACCTCCAGGTCGTGCGACGGGGACGCCTCGCGGTGGAAGTAGAACAGCTGCGGATCCTTCGCCTTGCCCTCGGCGACCTTCTCCGCGTAGTTCTTCTCCTTCTCCGCGACACTGCCCTCGCCCGGAACCCCGGCCGTCGTCGTCGACAACGACCACGGATCCGCGATCGGACGCTTCGGGATGTTCTGCAACATCGTCTGATGCGCGTCGATCAACCGCGGGTTCGTCATGCGGTGCGGCTCGTCGAAGTGCTGAAACGTCGTCCGCGCACCATCCCGGCTGTTCGGCGCCGCCGCCAGAGCCACGGCCTTGCCGTCGCCGTAGGCGCGGGTGATGCGCTCCAGGCCGGTGTCGAACGAGTCCGCGTCCCGACCCTCCTGGCACATCACCAGCAGCGCCGCGTACGCCAGCTCCTCCGTCTGCTCCTCCGTGTACGCGACCATCGGGATGTACGGGTCGCGTACCGGCCGGCCCACCGGATCGCCGTCGGCGTCGAAGCCGTCGCAGCGGACCGGGCCGTCCGGGTGCAGCTCGGCGAACGCGATCCACGCCGCCAGCTCCGTCTTCGCCGTGCCCTTCCGCAGCGAGATGCACACCCGCTTGAACCGGCGCTTCCCGGCCTTCGGGTGCCCCTGCGGGTACACCTCGTAGGCGCGGTAGATCAGGGCCGGCT